TGTAGCCGAGCGCGAGGTTTGAAACCATTTTGCGTGAGGTTTGAAACTAAAAATGTAATTAAAAAAGCGGGATTAAAGATACTTTTAATCCCGCTTTTTTTGTGTTCAACTCATGGCTTTTGGTAATTATTAATTAGCAGCTCGGAACGTGTCTTGTTCCGGGCTTTTTTTGTTGTGGCAATAGAGTATTTCAGAGAGGTAGTTTCGATATGAAATCGATCGAATATTTCTCTTACTTCAGGGGTGTCATTTAGGGTCATGAGAAACTTGCCTCCTATATTATGTAGAAGGTCGGCCAGGTCGAGGAAATCCTGTTCTTCAAAATCGTGCTTATAGCCTGGGATTTTCCAGTAAGGTGGATCCAGGAAGAACAGAGTATGGGGTCGGTCATATCGGGGGATGAGGTCTCGGAAGTCTTTACTCTCGATCTGAACATGAGCAAGACGTTGCCAGGCAAGCTCCAGGGTGATTTGAAGGGTAAGCATGTTTAACCGTGGCTTGCCAACGGTGCTGGTACCATAGGTTTGTTTGGTGCAGAAGCCGCCAAATGCTGTGCGCTGCAGGTAGAGATAATTCGCAGCTCTTTGGATGTCTGTTAATGTCTCCGGATCTATTTTCTTTTTACGCTCGAACTCCGATCGTGCCACCAGGCTGAACTTGAATTGCCGGTGCAATTCTTCAGGATGATGTTTGATCACCCTATATAGAGTGACCAGGTCTTTATCCAGATCATTCAGGACTTCTGTTTTTGATGGATCTTTAGTGAAAAAGACACTGGCGCCACCGGCAAATACCTCTACATAGCAGCCGTGGTCTGGAAATTTACTGATGATAGTTTTTGCCAAACGGCTTTTGCCGCCGAAATATGGAATTACGCTCCCCATGTTAATCCTTTTGTTTTTGCAGGCAGTCTGCTAAAACGTACCGCGTACACTACGTACCGGGACTGAAGCAGGTTTACCTGTGGGCCTCCTTCCGAGTTACCTCTCGGTTGAAAGGTTCGGGGATGTTTGTGCATCCCCAGTCCCGTCCTCTTTGCTTACAACTCCTACCATCCCGGTTCTGTTACAACATCATACCCCTGAATCTGCTCAAGGGTTCTGGCTGGATCTTCAAGCCATGCCTCAGCTGTATCCAGATCGTTGTCCAGATCGTCGAGCAAATCATCAAGGGCTTCCATGGAATCAAGCTCTGCAACTTCCTGTGGTGTAGCCTTGTTTTTAGTTTCACGCCGGAGAAGTTTGATAGTGCGAGCGAGTATCTTGTCTTTTTTGCGCGAGTCACTGGATCCGATAACCGCGGCAACCCGTCTGTTCTTTTCGTCCCTGAGTTCTTGGCGCTTTTCGGCAAGAGCAGCTTCAAGAATTTCCTCAACAGTTCTCCAAGGATCTACTTGACCACCATGTGCAAGGTAATCTTTAAACTCTTGCCCACCATTTCCATTTTCTGAAATTGTCGCTGAATCAGACAAACGTCTGATTTCAGTTTCTTCTTTATTTAACCATTTATACTTATTCATTTTTTATATCTCTGCCTCAGCAGTCCAATGGTATTGTACTCTTTCGCCAGTTGCTACAGCCCTGCCAAGGCCTCCAAGGCTTCTTACTATTTGTTTTTGAGATACTCCTATAGCGCTACCTGTATAATCAGTATCACCAACTATATAAACTTGACCAGAGGCACCAGTAACAGGCGAATAGAGTCTTGCACTTGGTGTTTGTATCATTGGAGTTATTGCCTGAACACCACCGTCATACAAACCTGTTCTACTAGATGCTTCTTGATGTCGATATTCATAACAACCAAAAGTAGTTATTGCTCCCGGTGGTGTTTCTAGTGCATAACTCTTTTGATAATATGGGAAGCAAAGTTGTAATTCTTTTTCATCAGTTCTACGCCTGACAGGACGTTCGATATCGCCTTCAACAAGACGAATATTTGTTGCGTCCTCCGGAACAATAACCTCGGCCTGGACCTGGTCGGCTAAAGTAACAGTGAGAGGACTTGTTCCAGAGCCAACCGAGGCGGCTGATTGTGTAATTCCTCCACTTCCGCCACCATCCCACGACAAGGTATATTTGCCCGCATGTATCGAGGTGTTGATAACAGGTTGTTCTTTGGTTAAAGCGGTCACTCCCCTGCGCCACCTGTCATGGCCGTATTCACCGACAGCTATCCCGGCCCAATTGCCGTCAAAACTTCGCTGATTAATAATCTCATTCGGGTTAATAAGAACATTCTCCACCTCCGCCGCTTCAGCCGCAAAAGGCCGTAAATCAGCAATCCTTAGCACTGCCAGTTCACTGGCATCAGCCAATGCCAGAGGAACATAATCACCAGCAGGTGGGGCAGTGGCCACAGTGAGCGCACCGGTATTATCTACATAAATCCAGTTCACAATCTCCAGTCCAGCTTGGGCCGCAGTGAGGGCAATACTTGCGCCGGTGATCTTGTAGATATTTCCTGCCACCTCGACGATCATGTCAGCGTAATCAGCATCCAGCCCACCACCATCAGTCACCTCCCCGCCGCTTATAACACGGTTGGTGGTGAGGAGCGCTCCCATGACCACATCGTCTATCTCATCACAGATATCGCGCTCATCATTCCAGTTAGTATACCCGACATCCGGCATCCGCTTTTTGAGTCTATTTGTATATCGTATGGTTGGATCTGCCATGATTGCCCCCTATGCCGAGATGGTGAGTATCCAGGTCTGAACCATGGCCTCACCAGCTTCCTTGTTTTTTACAGCAAATACAGAACGGCACAGCATTTGACCTGCAGCAGCAGAATTAAATATTCCTGCTTCAGTGATGGCACCTGTTCCGTCCCCTGCGTCCCAGGTACAGGTATAAGTCACTTTGTTTGTGTCAGCCCCGGTGCCCTGCACTCTGGAATCCAGAGGATTGCGATCCAGTTCATTTTCCAGGGCTGTATCTGTATCTACTGCCCCCGTTGTTCCGGTACCAATGGCCATATATGCCATCTGGGCCTCGTTCCTTTCGGCCAGTTGATCGGCAATGTGGGCTTTGCCTGCGCCCACCACCAGATTCCAGTGCCAACCGTCGTAGGTAACTTCTCCAGTGGCCTCGATGTACTTCTTAAAATGCACTCTCCCGTATGGATTGATACCATCACGGAAACTGACAATTATATGCCTCAGGTTTGTCCAGGAATAAAATGTCAGATAAAGCAGCTCCCACCCGGAAATAAGCATGCTGTGCAGTTTTTTTAGCAGAAGAGCTAAAATCATGAGATATACCCCCTATCAGTTCTTAATGTTGCTGCGGGGCTGTATGCCACGCTGATTTGATTACAAAATGGACAAAGAAAACCCTGTGGAGGCTTATGCCCTTTAAGCGGCGCCAGGTTCTCAGGTACCGCTCCTTTGGATTCGTCCTTTACATAAAAAATATGTTCTTTACAATTGATGCAGTAGACCTTGATCGCCTGTACCATCTTTATCTGCAGTTCATCACCGGGCACGATTCTGTCACGGCGTGTTAAAAATCGTTTGAGCAGAGCCAGGAGTTTTTCGTGTCTTTTCATTTTTATATGCCGTATGGTGACAGGCCCCATCCGGAACTTAATTTTCCGCCGTACCCTGAGGACATTAGCAAGGTGTCTGTCACCTGGGCCTCATCTTCCAGGAGAGACGACATCAGCCAGAGTAAGCGCTCGAAAATAAAAATCTGATCAGGATTCTTCTGTCGATACGCGGTAAGTCCACCATAGGGCACCAGCCCATATCCACCGGATCCATAGCCATACACTGACCAGAATTCAAGATCCTCACCCGCCATCGCAGAATCTTCCTGCAGACATCCCATTTCTCCAAAAATCAGATCGTTTGCAGTGACACTCTCAGACAACACCTTGTGCCAGGCCACGAGGGTCAACAAGGCATCGCTGATGATTGCCTCATCTTCCCGGGTGGCATTGAGCTGGGTAAAGAGCTGATCGAGAATATGAATGGCATCGGCAAGTTCGCCGATTTCAATGAGCATGGTTGAGAGAACATCCATGACCAGGACAGCATCCTCATTGCGCATTTCTAGCAAAACGTAATAGAGATTTTCGGCCACAATCCGCATCAGGTTGATCGACTCGTTTTTTGCAGAACCAAAAATCCTATCCATGGCACGCAGAACCATGGGCACTTTATTCATCTTGTTAAAATCTGCAGACACCTCCAGGACATCTTCTTTTTCCAAATCAAACTGATCCAGATAAGCCATGAATGTGTAGAATGATGACGGATAGGAATCGGCCATCAGGTAGAAGTCCGCCACCGCTGCCGCCATGGTTTCGTCACGGATCAGGTCAAAATTATAGGCGTCTTTTCTGGTTTTCAGACCGAAACGATCGATGGATCCAGAGTCCTCCCTGGTGACAGAATCCAGATAGCCGGTGGTGTCGGTTTCTCCTGCTGTCCAGTCTCGTTTAAAGAAGAGTTGAATACGGTTTGAAATGTCACTGAGGGGCTGTCGCACAACCGAGATGGAACGCGCCTGCAGGTCATCATTAGAGGTCAGTTGCCGGGCCACTGGTTTAGATGCCGGATGGCCTTCCCGCAGAACCATCTTCAGTTTTCCGCCTGAGGTGAAAAATCGGGAATGCGCCTGCAAACAGATTTTTTTGATCGCCTCCCGCACGATAAGGGTAGCATCGACCAGGCCGTCAAGTCGATAACCTCGATCATCGTATTGAACAGCTATGGTATTAAAAGAATCCGTATCAAATTCAGATGCTGCCACCTCGGCCCGGTCAGTGAGGAGATGCTGTACAGCCTGATCCGGCCTGACCTGATTAGAAAGCCCGGTCACCTCTGCGGTGACATCATCGGAAAAGACGATCTCAGTAGGCACAAACTCAACATCAAAAAGGGTATGGAGGATATTGACTGTTTTTCGCTCATTCACCCCGGCATCAAAATAGGTGATCCGGATCTCTCGGCCGGTAAACCAGCTCCAGTCAAAATCGACGTGATTTGTGATGTCAAAGAGATTGGTGATGGTGCGCGAGGGGTTGTTCTGGCCATGCAGTTCGAGCGCCACGTTATCAACTGCCAATTCGACAACATCATCGTTTGACTTTACCGGTGCCGTGTTAATATCAATGCTGCCCGGTGTCTGGTTTGTTGTATTCGTCACCACTTTTACTGCGCTGGTTTTATTGACTGCGTCTTCAGTGTAAAAAACGGTCATACCGACAATGCGGAAGTGCGCAGAGGACATGGTAGAAGACGGGACAATGGAAGCGGCCTTAATGTATCCAGGGTCAAAAATCCATGACTCATGAATCGTGTAGTACTCATGGGTTTGTACCCCTCCGATGGAGACATCCGAGTAAAGATCATCAAGCAAGCCTTGCTTCCAGGTATTCAGGCCTCCGGTATACTGCCAGCGTACCAGAGCCCTGGTGAAACCCTCTTTAAATGGCCCGAAAGGAACAGACTGGGGGGCCTGGTATTCACTGGTAGAAACCATCCCTATGACTGATTTTTCATCTGCAGTATAGGAATGAGAATGATCCGTCGACTCCGTCTGACAAATCGGATCATAGGAAACATGCCCATGCACACCGCCGGTTTCATGGTCATGGGGATGATCAATGTTCACATCTGCATCGAGATCAAACTCATCATTAGGATTTGGCCGGGACAATCTACCCACAACACCAATACCGGACACCCACACCTCGACGTAATCGGAAAGAAAACTTCCTGATTCCCAATGTTTCACCACCAGATACGCCTTCAGGATTTCACCGAGATTTGGATTTACGGTGTTCTGGAGCAGGGCCAGGGTTGTATTGCCGGGTTTGATCCGGGCAGCTGTTGCCCCATCGGCTGCGTCAAAGGCATATGGAGCCTGCAGGGCAGAGTTTGCCCCCGATACTCCGTCAAACTGCATCTCTAAAAAACGGGTGGCGGATGCGAATTTTTTTACCCAGGGCTTTTCGCTGAAAATGATCCGGGCCGGATTGAGATCAGGCCGCACCGTATAAATCTCCTCCGGTGCTGGAAAGCCCTCAATTAACACTTGGGCAATTTCGGCAACAGGCCCTGCGCATAATAAAAACGTATGGTCTGAAATCACCTGTATAACGTCCCGTTTATCCAGGTGCACAGCCGCATCAGAGAGGTAGCCACGCTGGAGCACCGCCAGACTGTTTTTTGTCCTGCTGCTGTAGCGGATCTTTTCTTCATCAATTTGTACTGTTCCTGCAGCAGGAAAATCGAGCTCATCCATATCATCATAGACATCGATGATCATGGTGTTGCTCAATATGGAGGATTTCAGGCTGAGCACAATTGCAGCCTTAGCATTCAGAGTCGGGATCTGCCCGGTGGAGCCAAAGGCCAGCGGGATTCCCTTACCGATATCGCTGCCGGCAGCATTGGGCCATGCTTCTTTGGTGAGCAGATCACCACAGGGCTGATCGTAACGAATGGCCATGGAGACCAGATCCAAGTTGAGCAGCCTTGATTTCTCGTCATAGGAGATGGGATCCTGGATAACAAAGCGATCGATCAGGGCCGCATCAGATTCGGCGGTTCCTGCAAACCACTGGTACAGCTCCACCTCTACGTTTTCAGGATATTCAGCCAGGAAATAATGAGAAAAGGCATCCTTTCCTCCGTTCCAAAGGGTGATGGAGGCCTGGCGGATCTCGCCGCTCTCAGTTGCCTGAACATCACCCACCGTGTCCTGCAGCTCTCCCCATTCCATAACCAGAGGTTGATATTCATGGCTCAAACCATCGGCAGCGCCCAGGGCCTGATCAGAAATATATACCGGCCCGGCATCATGAAAATTAAAAATTATTAACTGACGAGGTCGCGACAGTGCAGCATCCTTGGCAGCGATAAAGACAGGAGTAAGATCGGATCTCATCCAACGACCTCAAGCAGCAGCTCACCGGAAAAACGCTGGAAGGAAGTTTGCGGAAAGTCGACTTCCTCGGTGAGCATCAGCACGGTATGTGGCACACCATCCTCATCGTAATAGGTGAATTCATGTTCTATGCCATTGCAGATCTGGTCATGGAAATTCATCAGATTGTTATAATCATCAAGAGGAAGACCTTTAAAGACGATGGGAAAGGTGCGGATGGTCAGGCCCAGATCTTCCCGCCGCCATGTGCCGCCTCCGGTGCGATCCCTGACCTGGGCTTTTCGTACAGGCTTATGAACCGGATACTGGATCCCTTTAGAAAACTGGAGGATATTAGCCCCTAGTACAAATTTGATAGCAGCCATCAGGATCGTACCTCCTGCCGGTTTTGTTCACTTATTATGGCGTTAACATCAGAGCGGGACACCTGCTGGTTGATATTCACTGTGGTGCTGGTGTTGTAATTGTCCGGGGCGTTTCTAATGCGTTCTGCCCACTCATCTGTTGTTTCCTCGCCGCTGTTATTTGACGGGGAAGCTCCGCCGGGACTGGGAGCTGCAGCAGCAACGGCATTCAACTGCTGGAATTGTGCAATCAGGCTGTTGACTGTGGATTCCATCCCGGATCCGTCCATCGAGGCGTAGACTGTGAACGCTGTGCCATCGAGGCCTTCTATTTGTAAACCGTATTGTTCCAGCATGTCCATTCCGGCCCCTGTTACAGTATTCAGTTCGTCGACGAGGGCGCCCGCCTGGGACTGGAGATTATCCATGGCCATTCCTGCCGCAGATTCCTCTTTTTCCCATGCCTGTTCGGATAACGCCCCGATCTGGTCGTATAGCCAATCTTCAATTGCAATGACATCGGCCCCGGCCTCTTTCCATTTGGCGGCTTTTTTTACAAGTTCGGAAGCTTCTGCAGAAAAATAGGCTTCACCGCCCTGGCCGAGCTGCTCGTACATTTCTTTTGTGATTGCTGTTTTTTCGGATGCTTCTTTTTTTGCCGCAGCCACAAGATCTTTCTGTGATTTGGCGAGATCATCAGACGCTTTTTCCTGGTCTTTTGAATTTTCTACCGCATTGTTTTTTATTGATGTATTGGCCTTATTCGTTTCCGTTGCCAAGACAGCAACATTTTTTGAGTTCTTTTTCAGCCATTCGTCAAACTCTTTGGCATCCATGGTTGCAAATTCAAAAAAGGAAAGCCGACCTGAAAATACCGCTTTCCAACCTTTAAATGACTCGCCGATATTGACGAAGGTACCAGCAAAAGCTCTGGCCTCATCTTTCAGACTGATAATTAACTTGGTAGCCTCTCCCATGACATCGGCAAAGAGCGGGGCAAATTCAGCAGCAAGCTCATTTTTAAAACCGCTAAATGCAGATATCATGTCCTTTGTGGCCTTGCCTGCTTTAAGCAAATTCTGGTGATCAACCTCTCCTAATGCCAAACCCAGCTCGCTTGCTCTCTCAGCATTCTCCTTGAACGCTTTTCCTTCATCTGCCAAGAGAGGAATAAGGAGAGAGGCATCGTTGGCGATCGCCTCTAGATAAAAAATTTGTTCCTCTGCGCTCACACCCACGTCGTCCATGGCTTTTTTTACCGCTATAAGGACATCAGGGCCTGAAAGATTTTGGAGTTCCTTGGCGGTAAGGCCTATCTGAGGAGCGATGTTTTCAAAAAAGTCTTTAAATTCACCTCCACCTGTTGCCAGAAAATCACCCAATTTATCCTGAACATCCTTGGTCATGTCAGCAAGCTTTTCAGCAGAGATACCCACCTGTTCAGTAGCATACGCATATCCCCGAAACTCCTGGGCGCTCATCTTCGCCACTCTGGCGAGGTTTTCCAGTTCCTTCGCCTCCCTGGCAGAAGTGATCACCAATGCTGAAACTGCAGCAACAGCAGCAGCCGCACCAAGGGCAATCTTTCCCCATACACCCTTGATTTTATCCCAGCCCTCCTGGATTTTTGCAGCCGCACCGGTGCCAGCTCGCTCAACCTTTTTAAAAGATTGCTCGGAATCACTGGCAAACTGCTTGATGCGCAAGGTTCCCTTGTCATCCACGTACAGTTCTATGGCTACTTTGGCGTTGGTCATTATCGGTTTTCGGTGTTAGGTTTTTGGTTTTCGGCCCGGAGTCTCGTATGCTCGCTTACCTGATATTTTTTTATTTCGCGATGGATTGCAACCAGGTTGCGGCGCATCATGGCGCGTTTAAAATTTGGTATTTCAAGGTCATTAAAAGCATCTTTAAAGACGGTATAATCAAGCTCTCCCCAGGGACAAACACGAGCGTAAATAACAAACAACGCTTTGGTATCCAGATCCCATTCAGCTACCTGGCAATCCCCGCAATCTGGCTCCACATCGTCGTTCTGCAGATTATCTGCACACTGTCTGCAGTTTATGGCCGGATAGTCGAGGGAGAACCAAACGGCCTTTAAAGCTTTTTTTCGGACTCTGCCTCCCGCTCAGCATTAAAGCGCTCGATGTCGAGGCAGACACGATTGATCCAGGAGTTAAATGCCGGGGAAAACTGCATGAGCAGCATCTTTGATTTTGCATCGCAAGCGATGTCGCCTTTATGCTTCTTGATTTTTTTCCAATCTCTCAGCAGTACCAGGCGTCGCAGATCCTTAACCGTGAGCCCCTTCCAATCGACAATCACCCAATCAAGAAAGAGCTCCAGATATTTTTCAGTGTTTAAGACCTGGCGTTTTTGCATCGTTGCCAGATCCCATTTAGGTTCTGTCGCGGCCTCAATAAATTCTGCCTGCTTGCGACCGAGTGGCCTGGTCTGCACCTCAAAGGTCGGGGATCCTGCGTATGCCACCCAGATCGGGAGTTGCTCTTCGCTTGTGTCGATTATGTCAGTTAAAATCATAACTACTCGGTTTTCGGTTTGAGGTTTGAGGTTTGAGGTTTACAAACGCGGTCTGAGGTATAAGGCCGCATACCGCAGATAAGCGTAGACTTCGGACCCCACACCCAATACCGCGTTTTTAACCAAGTGGATCAGTTGTCCTGGTGTTAACCACATCAATTTGTAAAGGCTGCACAAGGCCTGTCATACCTGCAGGTGCTGAAGCAGCCCCAAGGATATTCATTGTCATTGAGAATGGGATCTTGCCAGCTCCGGACACAGCGGCTTCCGGGTTGTCAATTTTAAGATGCGGCAACAGGAGGCGGAACATATAGTTGTTTCCGGTTTCGATCTCATGGCCTGTAAAGGTGATATCCATTTTTTGGGACATATACGATTCCCAGTCATCAAAATACGCGTCGGTTATCGCATTGTAACGAGGGAACTTCAGTGTCAAAGTAGCAGTTGGAAAACCGTTGTCTGCAGGCTCGTCGACACCTTCCTGTCCAGCTGTGGCCTCTGCATCCATGGGCCTGGTAAATGTCAGCTCAAACGATGACGGATGGAGTTTGTCCCCTTCGGCCAGAGCCTGTGCAGACTGATTGTTCATTCTAAAAACGGTATCCTTGTTCATGAGGATCCGGTTTTTCTTATCCGGGATCGTCACCCCTGCCATGGTGGCCGCAGTATTGACACTTGATGCACGATCCAGGGTATCACCAATAAGATCCACGCTGATCTTGAGAGGTTTATTCATTTCACCGGAAATCTTAAACCCATGGATTTTTGCAGATGGAATTTCATGGACAACATTGGTCAGTTTAAGCATGGCCAAAGTGCCAAAGAATCCATCAATATTTGAGGACAGCTTGTAACTGTTGGAGTAGGCAGCACCCCCGGAAACCGTGACTGGCACACCAGTGATTCCACAGATCAACGCCAGGATCGTATCAAAACCCTCATAGCGCATATAACCTTCAGGGCTTCCACTGACATTTGTAAGACCTGGATCCGCTTCATTAACCCATGCCTGACCGGCTGAATCATCCAGCTCGGAATCGATGGTGGCCTTGATCCCATCAGATAAAAGCAGCAGGCCATCAGCCTGGCCGCACACAACTGGGGTATGCCAGTCATCAGCCTTTCGTAATGCGCAGACATATTCTCTGCCTGTTATCTCATTAGCCATTGTTTAACTCCTCGGTTAAAAGATCGGTATACGGTTTTCGGTTTGCGGTTCGAAGTCTACGCTTATCTGCGGAAGGGAAAAGGACTGCTCTTTTAGTCTTTTCCGCATACCGAACACCGCACACCTCAGATAAGCGTAGACTTCGAACCGGTTTTTTATACTGTGTCAAAACGTGTGTATTGCATGGTGACCGGCACCATGAGGATTGCCAGGTTGCCATCGCTTAATATTTCTGATCCGCCCTGGGTTGTCGGGAATGCAGTTTCAACAAGTCCCCCCAGGGCATTGTTTTTCAGGGAAGCGATGATATCGCTTGCAACATCCAGCACCCCTTTTTTGCTGCCACTTCCCATCACTCCGGCCTCTGGCTTTAACAGCTGGACGTATGCGGCAAAGGTGATGCTAAAGTTTTCATCATCCTGGTCGGCAGCGTAGTTTGCAAATCCTGTGACACCATCTTTGATGCCGATTGCAGGATAGCCTCCGGTGTTTCTGATCAACCGGAGATCTTCGGTTACGTATATGTCCCGGCTTTTGATGTAGTCCAGGTCAGTCTGCAGGGCTGTTTTGGATGCGGTTATTTCTGCTTTCATTTTTTTAAAAGCCTTTTAATTTGTCCCTGGAAAAAACCCGATCGGAAGAATTGATCACAGCAGCGTTGCTCTGCCCGGCCTCAGGATCCCCGATCCCCAGGCTGATATCCCCCCTGGCAACTTTCTCCAGAAATCGAATCACATTGTCATAGCGTTTCTGCCAGTGATCAGGAGGCCCCTGCCGCCTGGCGTAGAGGTTGTAAATCGCAATATCCACAGCCTGTTTGTTGATGATGTCAGGTACAGGGGAGAGCGGTAGTGTGTACCGCTCTCCCAGGTAGCCGTCAATTTCAACGTCTGCCGTTTCCAGAGCCGTGTCGGTGATCGTGGCATCAATGGTGCCGCTATCATTGTCATCTGTCAGCTGCACAAGGAGATCCTCAGGCAGCTGCGCTTTAAGATCGTCAAGGCTGGCGTACATTATTCAGCCCCTTCCTGGTGCATTTTGTAGGCAACATCGCGCATACCTGCAGAGACATCCTCCCCCATGATTGATGCAAGGACTTTGACCTGGGGAGCCCCGGATCTTGTCCAGTCATCCTTGTTTTTTTTATCCTCATCCAGACAGTCAATGGCACAACCAAAGGCCTTGTCGAGTGCGGTTAGTTCTGCAAAAGGATCAGCAGGTATTTTTTGATCAGGAGCTACAACATGACTGATCGACAGCATGGGTTCTTCCACGATCGCTTCAATCTGCTCGTCATTAAAATAATCATCCGGGTATCCAGTTTCTTCAGCAGGATGAACAACCCCGGCCCGCCGAAAACCATTCTGTTTACTTGAAATTAAAAACATCGTCATCTCCTCTAAGAGCGGCATGAGATGGCCTTACCGCACACCTCATACCGCAGATAAGCGTAGACTTCGGACCCAAAACCGTTCCGTTAAGCTGTTCCTGTAGATCCGTAGCAAAGCTGCCACAGTGCATATCCAGCCTTGCCGCGAGCCTCAGCACCGAACTTGAATTTCTTGCGCATAAAGACATCATCTGCCTCAGGATCGATTTGCTGTACAAAGACAGGCTTTTTACGCTGCTGAAAAACAAAGGGCTTCACTGCCCGGCTGGTGTCGAGCAGGAACCAGGCTGTATCAGAAGTGAGTTGGTCATTGACCACCACTTTTGCAGTGTTTTTAAAGATGTTGGCCTTGCCGTCTTCAAGACGATCGACTGTCATCAAAGCATTGGCCTCATCTTCAAGCGCTGGCGGCACCATAAGTACGGTGGGCTTTACTCCAAGTGGCCGGCCTTCATCATCCACGCATTTACGCATGGCTATTCTCGCGGCACCATAGCCAGCTTTGGCAGCTGCCAGGGTAGCAGTGGACAGGACAGCTGTGCCTTTGTTGGAGAAAGACACTGTGCCACCTTCGCCATCACCAACAGGGTGGTCGGTATCGCAGAAGTACTGACCGTCATAGCATTTGTTTACAAACGATCCATTTGCTATTTCGCCAACAATCTCATCCGGCCAGGTACGGGAAGAGGAGCCTGCCTCCATGGCCATTGGGCCGTAAATCCCTATCTGATCATCTTCAATATTGTTTCGATCCACTTCAACAGTGGCCTCAAAATCATCATTGGTGAGGGTGTATTTAAAGGCAGCGAGAGACTTAACAGTCTTTTCCCCAAGCCATTTTCGCATCTTGGGAAAAGTAGAGAGCCAGGAATAATCCTCCTGGCTGGTGGAGGACGGTACCAGCATGGCGTATTCCTGCCAGGTGGTTTCCGCACCGGCAAATGCCTTGTTGAATACTGTTTTCAAGCTGATAAAAATAGCAGCTACATTGGACTTGTTTACGAGCATTTTGATTCTCCTTACAAATTTAAATAATTGATATAACTACTCGGTTTTCGGTTTGAGGTGCGCGGTTTGAGGTGCGCATTTTACGCTATGCGGAAAAGACTAAACGTCCGGTTTTTTCGGAATCTTCGCTTACCTGCCCTTCCGCATACCGCACACCACAAACCCAATACCACGTTTTTAACCAAGTTGTAGATGGATCAAGATAGATCAGGATTTAGCTGATCTCTACCAACACCCCTTGCGTAACAATGCCGAGACATTTTCCCGCAACGATGCTATTTGTTCCGCCTGCAGACGAGACAGTTTCGTCATCTTCCACATAGACATTTTTCCCATGCAGGGCAACAGTCACTGCATTACTGCCAGAGTTTTTAAAAATGAATGTTTTTTTTCTGCGAATAGCTACGGACAGATCCCCGTCAGCTCCAGCGCTATTGTCAACCTGTTCCTCAGCCATCCCCATTACAGTGAGTCCTGCAGCATCAGCTGCCGGGGTAATAAAGCCAGCCGCATTTGCTGCAGCCATGCCACCGGCGAATACTATTGCAGTTGCGGCAACTCCAACTACAAGCAACTCGCCATCCTTATGAGGGGTGTTTCTATCTGCTGTTAAAGCCATGTTAATCTCCTTTGAAAAATCGGTTAAAAGATCGGTTTTGGGTGCGCGGTATGCGGTATGCGGTAAAAGACCGCAGACCCCACACCTCACACCGCATACCGTTCTTGTTATTGAATTCCGCCAAATGTCTTCAGGTCTGCCTCATCCACATCCATCATCTTAGCAACTGTGAGGACGGAGTCGGACATCTTGGTGGCATCGAGTTTCTGATCCGCATCCGGCAGCGCACCGACAGGGACAACCACAGGAGCCTTAGCCACGAATATTTTAAAGCCATCCAAATTGTCCTTGGCATATTGGGTTGCCCAGTCTTTTTGCTCAGGGGTGATCTTGCCATCGATAACAGCCTTGGCCACAACCTCATCAGCATCACGTTTTGCAAGCTTCTCCTGGAGCTGTTTAAAATCTGTCTGAGAGACCACGTTTTTTCCAGACTGTTTCAGGGCATGGATAGACGCAACAACGGTTGATTCGTCATCCTCTTCAATTCCGAGTGCTGTAATCACCGCCTTGGAGATCACTTCTTTTGGCGCGACACCGGATCCTTTTTCCAGTTTTGCCACGGCGGCAACGACATCATCATTACTTGCGTCCTGTTTCAATTTCAGGGCCGCGATCATCATTTCAAGCAAAGTCATGTTCTGCTCCTCTTGTTGTTGTTCTGCCCCAAGCTTTGCAAGGAGCGGTTTTATATTATTTGTTCTGGGCGCATTAGTGAGCGCCACACTGTGTATCGATAAAAGACGGTCATCAGATTTGCGGACATTAAAAACCGGTGAGAAATAGCGATACTCACCTTTGGTCAGATAGCCGCTGGCCTCTTCGGTCCAATCAATCCGCGCCTCAATACCTATGCCATCTGTATAGCGCCACTCTCGGCACCAACCTGCTGCAGGGGCTTTTACATCCTCCAGGGTCTGATGCTCGTAATCAAAAACAATGTCCACACCACGACGATCCAGCCTGGTGATGACGAGTTCCCAGGAAATACGATCAACCAGGTATGTCCCAAATCCTTCCACCTCGACTGAGCCTTCAGGGAAGAGGCAGATCCATTCTGGTAAACTATCTTTTCCAGCTTCCAGGCCGAGGGCTGCTATAATGGTTAAAATTTTCATGCTGTTTTTTCTCCGATGATGTGCGCTGCCATAATCTCTTCTATGTCCCTGATGTCATCCGTCTGTATGTGCATAAAAGGCCTGGCCGGGATATCTCCCCAGGGGAGTTTCATTTTTCGGTCATGGGCTTTTACCCTGATTTTAAATCTGCCCCGAAAGCTCCGGTAATGCGCTGGCACTTTTGCCACCACAGTGCCGAAACTGAATTTCTTAGCTCCATATTGATGAGTGGCTGCATATTCAACGTTGGTACCAACCACCACGCTGTTTTGATCGGCCTTGACGGTAAAGGAATTCATCAGCCTGTTTGTGTCCCGTAAAGTGCCAACTCTCCGCCCTGGAATACTGTCTGCCGATCCTCGCTTTGATGCCTTCCATTTTTCAGGCCTGCCGCCTTCCCTGAAGTTTGTTCTGATCGATTCCCGGACAATGGCGCCAACAGCTCTCAAGGCCTGCTGTTTGTTCTCGCAGCGCTCGATACTTCGCGCTAAAACTTCCTGCAATCTGGAATCGTCAATCCGTATCCGCATCTCCATATCAAAACCATGTTTAAACTATGTTTAAATTCGTTTGTGTTTGGAGAAGATCAACTCTTTGTGTCTGTAGTCGTTTCCTTATCCAAATCACGCTCAGACGATTCTGCGGCCTCTAGTAAATCTGTCAGCGCCTTCGTCTCAGAAAGATCTTTTTCAACCATCAGCGCCAATCCTCCAGGGTATGTTTTCAGCCGGTCAATTAAGACCTGGGCAAATTGTGCCCAGTACACCTGGCCCGGGTTATGCTCAAATCCAATATCTGGCAACATCTGCCGGCCCGGCATCTTCTCCCCCGAGACAGGTGAAACAGGTTCAATCAGTCTTTCTGTGATATCTTCTTTTTCAACTTCAATCTTTCTTCGTTCCACTGCCCCCCTGGTCAGTCCAATCACTGAACAGCGGCAGCGATAACCATTTGGCGGGTACCAGGTGTTCCAAACCGGATGATCCTTTGGCCACACTCTCCCGTCCATGGCAAGATGGGTTGGCCTGGTGCGTTTGTCGTTTACTGCGTCGTACTGCCAGTAAGGAAAAACTGAGGATTCTTCCTGCAGTTGCTTATAACGGCCAACGTTGTAGGCAGTTTGGATATTGGTGCGGTAAATATTATCTATCCGCCATGCCCGTTTTCCTTTCCAGCCCCGGCGTTCAAAAATATCTGCACACTCTTTTTTAAATTTCCCGAAGGAATCACCACGATCGATACCCTTTTGCAGAGCAGTAAAAACAGTGTTTAGTTCATCGCCCTTGGCAATCCCGGATACTGCGAAGGCGCGAAGTTTAGCCTCGGCAGAGAGTTTGTTAAACTGCCCGGCACCAATTTGGATCTTGTCCCTCCAGAATGCCTGAGCTTCTTCCATGGGAAGGTCAAAAGCATGACTGAGATATTTTTTTGTTTCAGGCATCCTTCACCATCAATCTTCCATGGAGATCTGCAGTGAGCAATGCCTTTTCAAGTCCGTCCTGCAGGCTGATCATTTCCATTTCAGGATAGAAGGCGAGGAGGTTTTCCATGGCCTCTTCGTAGCTTTCGGCCTCCTGGACAATTTGCAGGATCTTTTCTTCGTTGGTGCTGAGATCCGTTTCCGTCCAGGCCATGTCCGCCAGATCTTCCAACTCCTGTTGCTCGTCGCTAAATTGTGGAGCTGCTCCATCCTTGGCTACAACTGTTGTTTTAGCAGCTGTTGATACGGAGGGCTGGGGAGCTGTGGCACCACCAACCATTTCCTCTTCCCCTTCCTGTTCCGGGATACCAAAGGAGCGATTAACAAAAGAACGCGGCATGGCAACACGATCCAGGACGTTGCCCATCCATTCCGATTTTGCCAGCAGGTCGTCAGGCTCCTCAAACAAAATGGAATATTCAGGGATTAATGCATCCCAGCCAAAATTAAAACCAACCAGGGGCCGAATCAACTGATTACGAACAGTACCAGCAATGGCCCGGCCATCGGCACGGAGAAGATCCAGCCGTACTTCATTGTGCGTTTTGGATGCTGCATAGCTGCCTTTGCCGTCCACCTCAGCGGTCAGGGTTTGACCAAGGAGAGCTTTGGAAATCTCGCCATTACAAAAAGAGGCCAGCATTTTATAAAGATCACCACTGGCATTTTTCACGGTCTCTATAAATTCGATGGCCGTTGAATCGGAAATAATTCCTGCGGCATCAGAGCCAAGGGAGGAGATCGCTGTCAACAGTGCATCTTTGTCATCGGTCGAGGCACCTGATGAATATTTTCCCAGCCTGAGTGGCATGCCGAAAACTTCGGAGAATATTACCCAGTCTTTGAGCGCATAGTGCTTGAAGAGTATCATCCAGGACGCAACTCGATAGATACCTGACCTGGTTGGGTGCCCGGATTTACCGCCGTATTTATGCAAGAGCATCTTCCAGGCCGGTACCTCTATGCCCATAGGATCATCATCGGTGAGCAAGCGCGGGTACTTCTGCAGCAGACCTTTCTCATCTGTGTAGAGAAAGCGCTTCTGCTCAATGAAATCAAACTTTGTCGGAACTGCCTGGCCGCTGGAAACATCCCAGAAGATTTCCAGGCCGGAATAGCCTTTACCAACCGCATCCTGGAGGGAGACAATTGTATCCTCCCAGTCGGTCAGGTTGCTGAATGTCTCGCTTACAAACTTTGCTATTTTTTGATCCCTGGGATCTTCACTGGCTGGCTCAACGATGAAATCAAGATCCAGGAGGACGTTTTTTCGCTTATCTCGCTCGCACAGCAGGTGACCGTCTTTCTCTTCCAGCTGCTCAAACAGTTCTGCCTGTGATCGCATGTCGCCGCTGTCAGCAGCTTTAAATACTGCTGCGAGCCGTTCGGGAGTGAGACCGTCTGTTACATATTCCCGGAAAGAATCCAGTACCGGAGCAACGGCAAGCGGGTTGCGATCCGGGTTTTTATTGGATGAGAGATCCACCTCTCTGCCAAACTGGTCATAGATGATCACCTTGTTGGCCATTACCAGGCTCCTTTTTTTGCAAAGCGGCGTTTGCCTGCAGATTCATATTCGGGTTTACCGCCACCTTCCTGGCCGGTGGCATGCCAGGCCATAGCTCCTGCAATCCCGGAATCACCATGGCGTTGCTTTTTGTTTTTGGAATTTGTTTTGCCATCCGGCAGCTTGGCTACACCCTTGATCACCTTGAATGCCCGATGGTCTTCTATGATGTCCGCGTCAAGTGGCAACAGAATCGTTTTATCTTCAAACGCTGCTTTATATTTGGGCATGTTTTCCCGGTACCATTTTTCGGATAGCATGACTTCCGAGATCCGGTTCTCACCATATTTTTGCGCTGCCACCTCTGCGAGATACTGACCGTTTCCTCTGGCATCAAAAGAGCCATGAGAAAAGCGGGGCAGGCGATCTATGATATAAAAGACAATCTGTTCCTGCTGTTTGAATGGGATATTGCGCAGCTCCAAAACAAACGGTGCTTTAAACGTTGCGCTCTGGGTCTCCTGCAGGGGGACAATCACCGAGAGATCGCCTGTCCGCCCAAAATCTTCCCCGAGATAGGACTGTCGATCTGGATCAAGCGTTTCAAGCAAGGGAAGGAGGGTATCCTCACACCAGGCTTCTACTTCTGAGTGTCTGATATCCTCATCGAGATATTTAAAATCATCTGTCTGCGCATAGCGGATCACCGGGAGCTCATCACTCATACAGTTTTCAACCAGCACCCGCGTCAGGAATGCGCCTGATCCCTGGGAAGGAATACAGAAAAGCTCTTCATCTGCACCGTCGCCGTAAGAGTCAATAAGATCCTGACGCCAGATATCCTGGCCTTCCTGAGTCCATACCCTGTCAAGCTTCAGACAGATCCGTTGATAAAATCCCTGTTCTAGTGCATCATCCAACGTCACGCGGTGCAGGGAGTATGGTTTTCGGCCTGCCCTGATATCCTTGATCAACTCATTAAACGGGTTTTCTTCGCCGTCATGGGTTGAGATAATGCGTACCTCACCACCCCAGATTAAAAGGGCGATTGCGGCCTTTATAAGTGCTTTTAAATCATCGTGAAAAGCGGCTTCATCTATTACCACCCGCCCCTGTTTGCCACGAAGGTTTGAGGGCCTTGAGGAGAGTGCCACAATCTTATGTCCTGAAGAAAATCGAATACGAAAAGTAAGAATGTCTTTGTCCTTATCTTTCAGGATTTCTTCTTCAACAGCACTAGCTGCATCATCATAGAGCAACGCCCACTTGGCACAATCATTGATAAATTCCTCGGCCATCTCTTTGTTGTAGCCGATATACCAAACGTCCGATCCAGCAGCTTCAGAAGCAAAAAGGGTGTCATCACCAGCTTCTGACCAGGACAATCCAATGCGCCTTGATTTTTCAATCACTTTGACCTGGGACTTATCATCGGCCCATTCCTGCTGGTAAGACAGAAAGACGTGTGGCGTTTCTTGAGTCATGCACCAATTCCTAATATTTGACGTCTGATTTCATTGGCTGTATCACTGGTAATGCCAGCTTTTTTCACTTCCTTGACAACATCATCAGCAACACGCTGCGCCTTCTCCATTTTGTCCCATCGCTCCAGGAGGGCGCCCATTTTGGAGAGGGCATCCATGAGGGATGATGTTATTTTACTCGGATGCAATTCTTCCATGTATGATAGCTGGCCTTCAAACAGATCTCGCAGGCGCTGGATGTTGCCGCGCTTTTGTGTCCGGGCTCTATCCCATTCATCCATCGGCTGTTTCGGATCGTGGCTATCGTCTTTCCAACGGCTGAGGCTTGTAACAGACACCCCTAGCTGATCGCTGATTGAAGACAGATTGTGGCCTTCAGCGTAAAGCCGTTGTGCCTGCGGTGCCAGAATCGATTTGTCGCCTTTGTTAGCCAAGTGCATCCTCCAACTCTTCTATCTGCATTTGCAGCTTGAGGAGCCCTGCCTGCGCCATCACCAGCTGATCCATTTTTACTGATGCTTTTGCGATATCCATATTTTCAATGGACAGTAAAAGAGGATTTAAAAGAGGGCTGATTTGCCGGCACAACACCTTTGCTTCCTGTTGTAAAGCCGCCTGTTTTTGCTTTTTCTCACCCAGGCCTACTTTCATGTTTGCGATATCTGTATTCAAATTTTATCCTCTTCGCTCCAGGGCGACAAAGTGCTGATTATCAATACGGGCAACGAGCTTTGTCATTGCCTCCGTGTTCAGGTGTATTACCATCATTAATTCGTTAGCCAACTTGAGGTAGTTTTCAGCAAGTACGGCGTTGTTCTCGTACATCCGTACCACCGCCTCAAAACGTCTGTTATCGGCATCCGCCTGGGACTTTATTTCATCCCGGAGATCTTTATTTGTTTTGGTTATCAACAACACCATGCCAACAGGCCCGACAATAATGAGCAGGGCCACCACTCCAAAATCCCAGCCACTTAAGCTGCTGAGCAAGGTGGCAAGCGTACCGAAGGTTGACACTGTTTCCATTTATCTCCGCCTCAGGGTTTCTATTTCTTCTGCACATTCCACACAGCGCTCACATCCCGGGACCGCAATCCGTCGCGCTTCCGGGATGTCGCACTCACAATCCAGACAACGTTTCCTGGAGATCCCCTGGCGTTTGCCGAACTTTTCGGCCTGGACAGCCAGGGCCTGTTCCAGAAAGTTACTGTCTGCGACTTGAGCGCGATCCAAAATATCCATGAGTGGCTGCTTAGTTTCCCGATTTCTCGATCTTATGACCGATACCAACGAGCGCCAGCGCTGCAACTAGCTGCTGGATGCCTCCAGGGACATCACCATTTGCAATGGCAACTACACCAAGTGCACCCATACCAGCTGCTGCAACATAAGTTTTCCATCCGTTTATCTTCGCCATGATAATTCTCCCGTTAAAATTGAGTTTAAATCTTGTTTTTGAGACCAATTGGTGTCGTTCTTCTCAAATCATTTTTTGCCTGATATCAAGTATCCGCTCCACATACTGGATGGTTTCCATGGCATGTTTCCCGGTCACCTGCGGCAGTGCATCGGCAATGTCGTCCCAGATATATGATAGCTTCGCCCGTCCCTGGGCTTTGATGATGTTGCCAGCACCGGCGTTATAAGCACCGAACATGAAGCAAAGTCGTTCCAGCCCCTGCTCTTTTTTAAAAATGGTCCACATCTTTCTGGCATAGTGGATGCCCATCAATATATTAATTTTCGGATCAAGCGGATCATCTGCAATCCACAATTCTCTGGCAACCTGGGCACTGGTGGGTGGCATAAGTTGCATAATGCCCATAGCACCAACAGGGCTTACTGCCCTCGGATTAAGACTTGACTCGGCAATCCCCATGGCCTTAAACCACTGCCAGGAGACTTCACCGCCGAAGTAGATATCAGCGTATATTTTAAAATGCTGGTCGTATTTAGTGACCTGGGGCATGGCCCTCTCCAGATAAACGTAGTTTTCTGATGTTCAACCCCGGGCAACCGGGACAGGCCTGAAAATAATGACCTGTCCCGGTTTAGAGAGGAAGAAGATGATGTGTATGGAAAGAGTTATATGGGGTTTTTAGTAAAGGGCCATCGTGCAGGGGTGCACTATTTTATGGCAAGGGGGGAACAGCGGTTTAAGGTATGCGGTGTGCGGTGTGCGGTGTGCGGAAGGGCAGGTAAGCGAAGACTCCGAAAAACAGGTCTTTCAGTCTTTTCCTCATACCGCACACCGCATACCGCGGTTTAAGGTGGTTATAGCCTCTCTATCGCCAGGGAAATGGAGTTTTCAATACCGCACAGGATCATGTGCAGGCCAGTGCTGCCATCATCGGAAAGCCCGGCGTTTCCGTTGGCATCGGTAAATGCCGGAGACACCTCCCGCAGAAAGCGGGTGACAAAGAGTGTGCCGTCCAGAATATCCGCCGCGTTGCCTGAGTCGCAATAGGAAAACTGGGTTATTACCGGTGTTTTATCACTCATTAGCTTGCTCCTTCAGGGTACGAAGACGGCCACATGAATCCTTTGGTGGCCATTAATTTGCCTCATTGTTCATCATATCAACAATATCTTCCATCTGAATATATTCCAGCAGACCGGCAGCTACTACACGGTGAGCCTTAAGATCTTCACTTGCAAAGACCACACGAAATTCTTTTTCCTGCTTATACCCCCGTTTTTTTGCGGTACTGAGCAACTCACCAATTAATAAACCTGACTTCCGCATAGCCTTCGGCTCATCAAAGCTATGGAAAGCTGTATTGGCGATAAGGAGCAAAGTTCCCATAACATTACACAGATACATTCCGTCTTTTTCGACAAAGTCTGGATGGCTCATGCGTGCCCTCCTGCGAAGGGCAATGTCATCTGGCCGCTGTTCTCCAGGACTATTCGGGCACGCTCTACTTTAGTGTGTTTTTTAACTGTGGACTTTGATCGGTCATACTTCTTTGCCACCTGGGCGGTTGTCATACCTGCGAGGATATCCTGTTTCATACCAGCTGAATCCTCATCACTTACCGGAATGGCGCACATTTTGCCCCGGCCTTCATGGTAATATTTCAGGAGATGGTGATGATCTACGGTTTTGACCATGGTGTACAGGGCAGGTCTTCCTTCTTGGTTTACCTGAAACATCTCCTCAAATGCGGAAAAGGCTCGCATTATCTGGATGGCACGTTCGTCTGCCACGTCACCCTGCAAAACGGCTGAAAGCATGTTGAAACCGTTGCGGGAAAAACCGTATGGAAGCGCTCCGCCAAGGTATGTCATAGACCCTTCAGATTGAAGGGTCTTAGCCTCCTCTTCTGTGAGCTGAAAAACGAAATCTTCGGGGAACTTTTTCAGGTTCCTGCGATACGCTTGCAGGACTCTTTCACTGTCAGTCTCATAGAGATCGGCAAGCTGTTTGGTCACCATAAACGGCGGACGACCAGGAAGGGTGAGAATTGCGGACTGAATGTTCTGGACTGTTACTTCGTGTTGCTTCTTCATGGTAAATCTCCTGATAGGAATTAAGAAATAATCCCCGCCCAGCGCTCTCAAACGCAAAATGGACGTGGAACTGTGCGGGTTGAGAGACCGGATACCAGGAACCGGCGAGCCCGAAGGCCCCCCACACAGCCCACGCCCAAAGGAGTTTGCTGCGCTAAGTGTGGACGTAAAAAAACCACCAGACATAAAATATGGTGGCGGTTGCGTCCGCCTGGTATTCCGGGCTCTCAAACCCGAACAAGCGATATTTTCGCTTGCAGGGGTAGGATAGCCTGATATGGCGGATTGTGTCAACATTTTCTTTTTTTAACCGTTTGTACTGTTTGACAAATAAGTTATGGTAAACTTCCAGAAAGGCTTATCGAAAGGCCTTCAGATTGAAACCCTTTTTGCGACACTGACGACCCTTCAATATGCCTCTTTCCAGGCCATTGCTTCGCGGCCGGTAAATCCCATACCCAGGAGACTAAAACCTTTGCGGGTCATTTTGTACATGGTCCGCATTTGGCCTTGTTTATCCGCGTAGGACCCGAGTCCAAAATTGGACTCGCGAAATTCTGTAGAGCAGCCAAGATGTTTAATGTCACGAAGAACATGTGCGAAACAAACAAAAAAGGGACAGCCCCCATTAGTTCCCTGAGACAATATTCATCTCCCGACTTTGACCACCTGACCTGAGTTTTAGTAAGGTCAGCTCATCGTCATCAAGACCCTCAATAGCACGAGTGGGGTTGTCGAGTTCAAGAATGTCGCAGGCATCTTTAGCCACGAACCAGGGCTCCCCTTGTTCGTCTCTTATGGTGCGTACTTCCTGCTCATTGAATTGAAAAATGGTTACTTCGTTCATAGTGAATCTCCTAGAAAGAAAACAAAAAAGGGACAGACCCCATTAGTTCCTCTATAGCTGAACGGAAACAGCCCCTTCCGCTGAGTGTCAACGTTCTCAGTCAATTAAATTTTATAATGATTGTTGGTGCTGGCATACCCGGTGTTATGGCTGCTATATATTCAAACGGGTACCAATCCGACAACGCTCCGTCTCTGTCTGCATTGTATGCACACAATGCGTAAAAGCTGCGCCCCGGCTCAACCGGAATAATGCTATTTCCATCCCTGGTGTCGATCCCTTCAAATGTTGCAACCAGCCGGACAGATTCATCGAGTGATTTTTGATACAGCCTAAAGCCAAGCTCAGCAAGATCACCATTTCCGTTATACGCCCATTCTATGTGTATATCTGTTTCTGCGGCGACCACAGACGAACAGAAAAAACCAAGTACCAAAAAAACAGTTAATAGTATTCTTTTCATGTTCTGATCCTCAATAAAAGATAAATACCAGGCTACAATCGTTCAAAAGCAAAACGTCATCAACGAGACATAAACTTTTCCGACAGAATGAAAGGGAGTATAATTATAAAAAAAACAACCATAAATACCAAAACAAATACCGCTCCCACCGTATCCGCTGTATATTTTGCAATCTTCTTTCTCAAGTGTTTGCTCCAATATTAAAATGGAATAAAAAAAGGACAAACCCCATTAGTTCCTGATTCTCAAAACCCTAAGACACGCTCCCACACCACCCGGTTGCGCAGTACACAAATCCGCTGTTTCAGGTTTTTAATCTTCCGGCCCTGTTTTAATACCTGTTTCTCCAGTCGTTTTAAGCGCTGTCTCTCGTTTTTAGTCATAGCAAGCTCCTTTTGAGTTAAAACAATTTCATCTGCCGATCATCCACCGGCTCAGTACCCAGGATATCCCAGACCCTCCGTACACCAAGCTCTGCGGCTCGGGCAATCTCAGGGGCTGTTACACCATTTTCATATTGCTCAACTATCCACCTATCCCGCACCCCGCGCTCCAAGGCGTCGGTATTGTGAAACAGGATATAAGTACCTCGATTTTCTGCTGCAATAGCCAGTGTGATTTGCACTCCCTTTCCCGGTACCATTCTTTCTATAATTCTGGCCACGGCCGGGAGATCCCCAGGCAATTCATCGATTGTTGGATTCAGATTCGCCAGCAGCTGTGCAAGCTCTTCTTTTTTAGTCAAGATCGATCTCCGACGAACAGGGATGTTCTAGTGCCGCGGGTGCCATGGATGGCGCAGGAGCGGCCTCACGTTCCCCCCAACGTTTTAATGCTTCTATGATGATACGGAGTTCATTTTTATCACACCAGCGCAGGTTATCTTTGCCGGTCATGCGTTTCACATACTTCTGCATGGCGTAGTTTGCCGGATTCTTCACAATTTTTGCATCAGCCATGGTGATCCAGAGAGCAACGACCTTGCGCATCATAGGATCTTCATATATCGGGCTGGTTTTACTTCTTTTGGAGCTGTTTCTTGCTCTCTTTGGTTTCCAGCCCAGAGTTTTAAAATGGAGCAGGAGATCCGTGGTTTGCTGTCTGCTGAGATCTTTACTTGTTTCAAGGCCGTAACGGTCAGCAATAAGGGCGTATTTGTCGATCGCTAAAGATTTACAGGCAATATTGATTTTTGCGTATTCGGCGTTAGTTGGTGCCATTGTCAATCCTCCAGCCCGTTATAAATCTGAGCTTTTCTATTGGCTAACAAAACAAGTTGATTGCTCTTTTTTGCAAGAGCCTGGTAGGCCTTCCTGGATAATTTCTTGTTTTTCAACTTAACTTTGATAGCTTCCAGTTGTTTTTCAATTGATAATAGTTGTGACGCCAGGTCGTGCTTATAAAGCTTGAGAATCAGGCTGTCCGGGACAATTTTACTTTCTCTTATTGCGTCAACAATATCGACTAATGCGCTTTTTGAGAGTTCACTGCTTTCAATCTTTTTCATTGCCCATTCCTTTTATCACAAAATCAGGGAGCCCGGGAACAGCCTTTCCGGCATTATTTTTATCCCATTCCTGACGGGCTTTTTCCAGGGGATCAACGCCCCGTTGCGTGGGCCTTTGTCCTTGGGATTCCTGCTGGCGAATTGTTTTTTCCTGCCCGGCATCCTCGCGATCCGCAAGCTCCCAGACAATTTGTTTTAAATAATTATGGTTTGGCATGGGGAGCCTGAGACTATCCCGGCGCTCCACCATCTGTTCCATGGCAAGAGCCCATATCCCTGGGGGACAAGGCCGTGCGACCTTGCCCTGCACCTGAATATGTCCAGTTGTTACGAGCACGGCCAATTCATTCACCAGCCGTTTTGCCTTTTTCCAGGTGAGTGCCCGTTTCCCGGGCCTGAAAAGGGAGACATAGCCGATTGTGGACCCGGGAAGAGGGTGGGGAAGACTCACAATAGCTGCCATGGTCTCACGACACAGGGCATCGTTTAACCAGATCTCGGCACTGGCTACGCTTCCGCATCCTGGACAGATGAGTTTCATACATTTCCCCATCGGCACATCTGCCCTTTTTTATCCTTACACCAGTCACCACGGGCCTTTCTGCACCAGGCAACAGGGCAAAGGTCTTTGGCGCCATAGGCTTTGCAGCCCGACAACCCAACCATGATCTCTGGAGCATTTTGGCTGGTTTCTGTATCCTTACTCTTCGCCATAGCTCACGATATCCCATTCATGGAGGTTACCAGCAATTTGTCCTTCATCCGGGATGGTGATATCCTCGCCAGGTACAAACTTATATTGTTTCACCCCTGCCCGAAGATACATTCCGATATTTTTCTTAATCTCTGCAATGGTCGTGTGGAGTTTGAGGCCGTCCAGGAGCTCATTTAGATCAACTTCAACCTGGATACTTACGCTCAATTTGTATGGTTTAAAATCTCGTTTCATTTTTTATTGTCTCTACGAATGCTAAGCTGGCATCATCAGGCCGGAGCCACTACGCTCCGACGATCCCGCAACTGCGGGATTTCGCCTCAATCTCAACAATTACATGCAATGGCAGAGTAATTGCATCGTACCATCTGCCCACGATCGCCATTGTAAAGTCCATGATAATGCGGACAGGAAAACGTCATCATCTTACCCTGTGTGATTTGTATAGCCTGACAATCCTCACCTACCGGGCACTCCGCCGTAATACTGTTGTGATTTATTGTTGCACTACGTAGTTTCATTTAGGTGCCTCCTCTGCATGAGCCTTGTTCAGCTCTGCAATGATAAGCTCGGCTTCTGTGCCCTCTATTTCTTTATGTCGCTCAAGCCATTCATAGAATTCACCGTAGCTGAATTCCAGATACTCAAGGACCAGCTGCAGGGCCGTATCTTTTTCCATATCACACCCCCGCAAGATCAAGCCGCAAAGATTCCCATTCGGCGTCTTTATCTGCTTTGATTTGAAACATCAGATAACTGCGATTACCGGTGATGGTAATGGCCTCGGTGATAAGATCCATGGCAGCTACCCACTCATTATCCTTTATCTTCAGCTTTCTGAGACCAAGAATCCGTTTTGTATCCACGTTCCCCTTCCGATCGACTTTAAAGGCATCGAAAACAACCACTTTAAAATTATCATTTGCGCCCTGGCTCCAACGCTCCAGACAGGCATCGATCTTCTTCTTGGCCAACTGCAGACGCTCGTCAAACTCAATCACTTTGTTGACCTTAATCTGGATCCGCTTGTTGCCTGAAAAGCCAGTGAGCATATAGTTTCCACCTGGTGACAACGCGTCTTCTCCATGGCGATGCGCAAGCCAGTCCAGGTATTTGCCGATATCAGCAAGCACGGCCTTTTTAAATTTGGCCATACGCTCCTGCAGGAGAAAGGCCTGCCGCAACTGTTTTTCCACCATCTGATCCCGTTTTTTTTCAACTGGATCTATATATTTAGGCGGTACCGGATTACCTGTGGCATCTATCCAGCGCCCCTTATCATCTTTAACAGGCATCAGATCCCTCCATGATAGCTCTTGCTTTGCGATCAAAATACACATGAGCACGGCGGACAAATATTTCAGCCAGCCTGCAGGCGTGCAGCAGCTCTACATCGTTCATTGTATTGTTCTCGCCCAAATGGATACTGGCTTCTTCAATCAGCATGGTGAAACTAGACTGGGCCTCTTCCTGATACCCGTCGATTATTTGCCGGGTTCCCTGACCGCCTTCAAATAAAAAGGCCGCTCTTTCACGGATAGCGGAAATTTTGAGGTTTAATTCGTCAGATCCGCCCATGCAGAGCACTTCCTGTATATCACTAATATTGCCTAGTATTTGTCGGGCCGCTTCTTTTACTTGAGTATTCATTTTATTTTTTAATCTCCTGTTAATTGCTTCTTAAATCACATTTACGACATGCAATATAAAGCCTGCTAGTGGCTGGATTGCCCACACTCTTAACCCTGTGAGCACGTTCCCATTTAACGATACATAAAGCCGGTTCTATCTCGCCCAGAACAGAGCACTGAACCTTTCCACCATGGCCATACATAGCCATAATTCTTTTTTCGATATTTTCTGTACTGGCAGGATATTTATCATTTAAAATCAGAGACAGGGTAGCCGCTGAAAGATTCAACTCACGTGCCACTTCAGAGCGCCCCTTGGCCTCGACTTTTCTCGCTAAAATCAGCATCCATGCATCACTCATCGACTTTCTCCTTCAGTAACGGCCTGCTAAAATCGCGCAAACCTTTTGTCAGCGTATACACTTTCTGATGCCCATCGTTCCCTTTAACCTTCAAATATCCGTCACGTTCCAACAGCTTTGTGTACGACTCAACACTCCCCATGCTAAGCCCTGTTGAGCGTATGAGATCTTTTCTGGTAAAAATCCGTTGTCTTCGGATTGCTGTCCAGAGCTTATCTCTATTGGTTTGCCTCTTGGGTCTACGGGTAGGGCGATCAGACAATGGTTTTTCAAGAAGTTTCCACGTAGGATTCCGACGCGGCTTTCCAAATTCACCGCGGCACAGTTGGATTTTATTGTCTTCCACCTCTTCCGCATATCCCTCCCTGACCAGTTTATCCATTACCCGAAGGATCGGCTTTTTCGGCATTCCGATATTGTCCATTATCTGGATTACCGTTACTTTTTTTAACTTACAGCTCACAAGCCATCCCAGTACCGGTTCAAGAACTGTCATGTTACTTCTCCTTGCAGGTCTGGAGGTGAGCTGCGCTTATTTCATCAATCCCATTCCGTCTGGCAAGCCCTTCAACTTTCGAGAACCATTGCATGGAAAGTCGCAGCCTGCCTTTGCTTCGCTCTTTGATAAAGCTGATACCGTCAGCACTGATCCGTACCTCACAGACTTGTTCGGCTAGTTTGGTAAGCTCCTTATTATCAAAGAGATTAAAACGGACAATTGCGGTGATCCGATCGTACAAATGCTGATAGGCTCTGACATTGGCAAGGGTTTCTTCCATTCCCATAAGGAGTATGGGGAAATTGGTCACATCGTTGAGATCCCGGATAACTTCAATAGCACCGGATTTGGTCAGATAATCGACTTCATCAAGGATCATGATGCCGTTTCGTTCCACCAGCTCATCTTCTGCCTGCCGGAACAGATCCTCGGCCCGAAACTTGGCGGCAAGACCAAGCTCACCAACGATATTCTCAAGAAGAGAACGCCGTGAAGTAATATCCTTGCATCGAATATAGGGGACATCATGCTGCTGTGCGTACCATTGGCCAGTCTCAGTCTTTCCGGTACCAGGCGGGCCATAGGCAAGCATCAACCCTGTGCGGCCCCGTACTGCTGTGGTGAGGGTTTCAACACCTGCTAAAAAGCGCTGAACGTTCCCCGTTATTGCAAAAACATCTTTCATCGTTTACTCTTCCTCCTGTAAGTTGTTTTATCTGTCGTAAGACAGCTGGCTGTTGAATGCGCACTATTCAACAGCCTTTTTTTTATTGTTCTGCCTGGGCCTCCTTAAGACCCGCTGTAACTCTGAAATCACCCTCCAGCAGCATAAAGCTCTTACCGCTGGTGGTAGCGTAATAAGTGGTGAGAAAATCGTATTCTGTACGATTGAGTTTTCTATCTGTACTCTGCACCCGTTCTCTGATCCCCTGATAAATCTCGGTATCACTCTGGATCAGCTGCATGACCTTTCCCTTTTTGGGCTTTACTGTCTCTGCCCGGGCAGGATCTATTTCGATATTCAAGTCGTCTGCCTGGTTGTCCATGCCTTCCTGGGCACTTTGCTCGGCAATTACAGCTTTAGCGGCACGTTCTGCCTCTTCAAGACCTGTGGTAGTGTAATCGACGGTTTTCTGTGGCAGCTCGACAATGTTATCCACCTGGGATTTACGGCGTTCCATGTACTCTTTATAGGCGTTTTTCGTGCCCAGCTCTTTGGCCTTTTTGGTAAGCTCCCGTTTGGATGCCTTGATAAATTTCATCTGATGCCGTTTGCTCATGCTGGCAAATTCGGCCTTATCAATGCCGTACCAATCGGGGTTAATGCCGATACAGAGAAATCGCATTTCACCTAATGTATCTTTCTGGTAAAGGTAAATGGTGCCCATGTCGGTGGGATCCAGAAGCACTTTTACCTGACCCTTATGCTCTGTCATCTCCACGGAATGGTAATATTTGCCGTCAACCTTCACGCCTTTCTTGCCGATTTTCCGCTTGCCGCCATCCGTGGGCGCCTGCATAAGAAGCATATCCAGTGCCCGCATATTAGAAATATGCCGGATGGGTTTATTCCATGCCCGTACCATCTCAATGGGCTTTTTCCCGTTCAGACCACCGTGTTTATCATGGTGGTAAATATATTCTGTCCATTCATCACAGATCCTTTGTAATTCCTCAGAACTGATATTTGCCTCAACCGGATCTCCTCCTTTCTTCATGATCCGATCGGCAAAACTGCGCCTGGCTTCAATGGCCTGTCGTTCACTGACATTATGACCAATATATTCTGGCATCATCTCTACAATGGAGTGAAGAAAGGTCTTAAAAACTCGTTCGGAATGAGGCTTTTCCTCACCGCTAAAGGGCTTGCAGAATATCTGTTCAACACCAAGACCCTTAATCACCTGGCGCAAATATTTGCTTTTATAATCCTGTCCGTTATCTGTCTTGATGATTTCCGGGACACCCCAGTCAATAATGCAACGACGAGTGAGGGCTGCAATAGCAGAGGCCTTGGAGGTCTTGCACACATGGAATTTCACTCGACGCGAGAAGATATCAATGGTGTTAATCAGGTTATACCTACCATCTGTAAGCATAAGGTCAGCAGGAGTGGAATCCGCTTCCCACATTTGATTGAGGCGGATGATAGTCTCGCTTGCAGATCCGTAGGCAACCATGCTGTGATTCTTCCACTTATCAGGGTTTGTCAGGTGTTCGTATTGCATCCTGTGGTCACGGATCCATTTCTCGTAATAACGGTTTATCACTGCGTAACTGGGTATGCTAAAACCGAAATGCCCCTGGAGCCCCTTTTCTATATTTGTAACTTTGATCATCGGGTTATCGGTAACCAGGCCCACAATATATTCTTTGTGATCTTTACTGAGGCTGCTCTTGCCTTTATTCGGGTTGTGATAGTTGTTTACAAGGCCGATTAAACCAAGTTTATCGTATGATTTACGCCATCTGTTTAAGGTCGAATAACTGATCTTTTCGCCCACCACCTGATGGATATCGTCTCCTAAATTGATGTGCCCGCCGTTGTAATTTTCGATAAAGACCAGGCTTCCTTTTTTGCTGTGAGTTGATCCCTTTCGGATTTTATATCTTGCAGCCAGAACAAAGTTGCTGCAGGCTGAAAGAAAGTCGTGCCGTGCCCAGGCTTCAGCTTTGCGCATTTCTGGCTGATGATCAAAGACTGCAAGACCATCTTCTTTAGCCATTTGCAGGCGTTCTTTTTCTTCTGCAGCATCTTCAAGCATTTTGTGGGCAGCAGCTGTGCCGACCTGGGCGGCTTTATTTTGAAGATTAAGATCCTCAGTTGCGGGTGTGGCTTTATCTTTAGCCAGGTCGAAACGCAGATTCCTGGGTAGATTGGAGGCAAAATAGCGTTTTTCTTTGCCGCTTATCCCGTTGTGCCAGATAAAAGGAGTCTCGTTTTTATCCAGTTTCCGCTGAACAGACGTACGGTGTATGCCTGTTGCGGTTGAGATCCTGGCCAGAGTGACAGTTTGCTTCATGGCTTAGATCCTAAAGTTCATCGATTGCGGCAAGCAGGTTCTGTAAACAGTCTCGCACCATATCCTTGCTGGTGTGGCGCCAGTTTGATTGCATTTCATGTTCGATTGTTTTAAGCATGCCCCGGTACGATTGATCCATCTTGGGTGATATATTTTGGCCGTGCTCTTTTACGGCTTTTGGGGTCAGCTTTTCTTTGGCTTCGTCGAGCTTTTTGCGGAATTCTTCGCCTTTGTATTCTCGCACGCAGCGGGCGACCAGGGCGGCTGTTATTTTGGTATTTTCTGATCTGGAAGTCTGGATGGTTTGGTTCCAGATTATTGTTTGTTCTTTGGTTGTGATGGAGGTTAGGGGGCGGCATTGGGCTTCGTTGGTGGGGAGATCTTCTTGTTTAAAACCTGCGCAATTGCGCAGGTTTTCGGGTGAGTCATTTCCTGACCAATTGGTCAGGTTTTCAAAAACCAATGCCGCGTTAACAAGACGGTAAAGTTGTCGTTCGATTAGACCCCATACTTCATTTCCATAGATTTCAAAGGTATCAGCCTGCAGGCGGTACAGTTTTTCTGCCTGGATTTTAGCAAGAGCCATACCGACTTCATAAAAACCACGTCGATGAGCATCAATAACACTCTCCAACTCTTTCAGCTTCTTCTCTTCCCGCACACTCAAAGGCTTAATATTCACTGCACCGCTCATTCTTCGCTCCTTTGCTCTTCCTTAATTTTTAATTGTTCCACCAGCTCCAAACTCTCCACCAAGGTAAAGAATCGAAACCTGTATCCTTCCTTCTGCCGCCACCGGCCGTTGATCCTTAACCGGTAATATTCAGTCCAGTATTCCATCCCTCTCATCGGGCACCATGGGTACCTGTTCCGCTTGCCGATCCTGGCTGTTATTTTCCACTGCCTGGCCAGGAAAAGTTCAATTCTAAGTAGTTTCCTGCCATTTATTCCAGCAATCCAAAACCGCCAGATAGCATCAGGTACACGTTCTTCGCTCATGATTCTGGATTGTTATCCCTCCATCTCCTCAAGAAAGCGCATTCGTTTACGCTTCTCAGCTCGGGCCTTGCTTTCCTGCTCAGTAAACTTCTGTATCTCTGCTCGTAATGCCTCAGGTCCAGGCATGGCAAACATATCTCCATGTTCTGCAACCAGCCTGATCGGCTCCCGATCTCCGGTCACGCGGCAGAAAGCAGGTAAATACTCAGCAGGTATCCTGTTCAGCTCTTTGGACTCTGCAGTCCACGAATCTATGGTTGTTTTGGAAACTTCATGGCCAAGAAGATGGCTCATTTCACCGGCTATCTGAAATCTCTTAAGGGGGCACTGCCTGATAGCTGTAATAAGGGCAAGCCGGAGTTTATTCGCAATATTCAACTCTCCCTCTTCTGCTGGCTCCTGCTCACTGACAGCAACACGCTTCAACACGTCAAACAAGCTCATCTGCCGTTTATCTATTTTCTTTTTACGCTTAGACATTGCAGACGGCCTGTTTTTCCGGTAATCTGCCATTGTGTAGAAAAACTTGCTGTAAATCCCGCTCTTTCTTCCTGGCTTGAGCCTTGATTTCCTTTCGGATCAGCCCTAGCAGACGTGAGTGTGATTTGGCACCCCAGGCCTGCTCATAGCTTAGGCCAAGCCGGACAGCCACAGCTTGCTGTACCGCCCTATTATTATAGGTGCCAAAGGAACCATCCCTATGTCTGTACCTGGTGCCCTTCACAACCTTCTGTACATGGTGGTAACCGTGACCAACGTCTTTGGCTATGCAACGGACAGACAAGCCGCGTAATTTGATTAGTTTTTGTAAATTATTCATTTTTTTTTAAAAAATTTAAACACCTGTTAATAAGGATCAATCATGCCTGAAGAGAAAAAACTTGAACACGCCGTGACCCTTGCTTCAGCCTTTATCAAAAACGGAGATATTCGCATTCAAAACGCACCAATACGCGAGGATTCTAATCCTTTGCTCGTGCTGGAAACTCTAATCGTTGAAATTTACAAGGCACTCGGCAAGGTCGACGAATGTCTTGCTGACTTTGACGATTAGGCGTAAAAATAGTCAGGCCTCCCATCCCGGCAGGACAGCTTGCTGGGATAAAAATAGATTCTCCGGGGCTAAGTAGCACGCAAGAGACCTTTGGCGGAAATTGGCGACAACGGTAAGGAATAGCAATCTCGTTCCATTGTTCCACCAGCCAAAAGAGTTCATCGCGCAGTGCTTCAACTCCTCCATACTCCTTGGCGAATGTACTTTTGGTGCGGCCATATTTATAATCAGATGCCGCATAACAAATCATAGTAGCAAGGTCAAAGCCCTCGTCTTGAAGCGCTTCGGTTCTTTCACTTGGCTTAGTTTTCATGTGACCTCTTTTTTTTGTTTTTGGTGTGTCTAGTAAAACTTAATCTATAGACAGGGTAAACGATACCGTTAGCGATGTCAAATATAAACAACGATACAGTTAGCATAAAAGGCATTGTAGGTCGTGCGAAGCGAGTTGCTGAGGTCAAGACCGACAAGGAACTGTCTGAAATTATAGGAATATCAAAGGGTGACTTCGGAAACCGCAAAAAAAGGGGAACGTTGCTGCCACTACTCGTCAAATGGGCCGCTAACGAAAACGTTGATCTTAATTTTCTAATAACTGGCAAGGTGATTGGTGGTTCAGCGCCTGATCCTGATCCGGAGATCATAGAACTAATAGAAAGTGTCAGGCGTGTAATAACCAGCGGTAACCTCAAGGCCATAAATACTCTGAAGCAGAATGTCAATTACCTTGAACACTCCATCGAAGAAGAGAAAAAACAGCAGGAAGAAAACGAGGCAATAAGGAAGGAACTTACAGAGTTGAAAAAGCAAAAATGTGAGGACGGAAAACACTGCCCAGGGGAACAATCACAAAACGAAAAGGCAGCTTGATTTTTGTCAAATTCACCTGATTACCTATTACCCTTTTACCATCAGGAACAAATCAATGCTCTTATCTGCAACTTTTATATTACTGGCATTACTTTCCATTGCCCTACTTGTCTATGCAATAAGACAGAGATCCGTTAATGAGCAACTGGAAGCAGAATTAAAATCGTCAGCAAAACAAAACAGCAAGCTTCGAACTATAAACAATGGGTACGAGGAGCAATACTCAGATATTATTGATATCAACAAGGAACTTGAAGTCCTTACTGGCAAAGAAACAGCTCTTGCACATAAATTTGAAAGTCTTAAAAACAATTACAAAACGAAAAAATCACTATTTGATAAACTTGTGAAAGAAACTGCAATATATGATGAAGAAATCGAATTAGCCGAATTAGGTTTTTACAAACAACATTACGACTTTGACACATCAGAAAAATACAAGTTGGAGCTTAGCCTGATAAAAGACGCTCAAAAACAATTACTAAAACAAAAAAGTGCCATTCACTGCACAACTCGATGGAGCGTGGGAGGAAGTAAAAAGAAGGGAGAAGCAATGGCTAACAGGGCAGTACGCTTGACAGCAAGAGCTTTTAATAATGAGTGCGACGCGGCCATATCGAGAACAAGATGGAACAACATAGAGCGGATGGAGAACCGTATCCAAAAAGCCTTTAAAGCTATCAACAAATTAAATACATCAAGTGCCGTCATTATATCAGATTATTATCTTCAATTAAAAGTCCAAGAACTTCGGTTAACTTACGAATACAAAGAAAAGAGACATCAGGAAAAAGTGGAACAGGCTGAAATCAAAAGGATGATGAGAGAGGAGTTAATGTTGGAGAAAGAGCAGGCAAAAGCTATTAAAGAAGAAGGAAAGTATCAAGGGCTATTGGACAAGGCAAAAACAGAAGCAGAAAAAGCTACAGGCTCAAAGCTTGAAGAATTACACAAGAGAATTGCCTTGCTGGATAAAGAACTAAAAGAGGCTCATGAAAAAAGCGAACGAGCAAAATCAATGGCACAGCTGACAAAAGCTGGCCATGTCTATATCATTTCCAACCAAGGATCTTTTGGGGAAGATGTTTATAAGATTGGGATGACAAGGCGACTGGAGCCTCTCGACCGGGTTAAAGAACTTGGCGATGCCAGTGTCCCTTTTACTTTCGATACACATGCTATGATTTATTCCGAAAATGCTCCACAGCTTGAAAAAGCGCTCCACAAGGTGTTTAACAGCAAACGGATCAATTTGGTCAACATGAGAAAAGAGTTTTTCAGGGTAAATCTTGAGGAAATTGAGAGTGAAACAATAAATGTTTCACCTAATGCTGAATTCTATATGACAGCAGAGGCAAGAGAGTTCAAAGAATCACAAGCCATCCTGGCTCAGCAAGCTCACTTCGCGACTCAAGGTGAGAGCAAAAACGCTTTTCCCGAGTCCATTTAACCCTATTTTTCATGCACACCATTTCAATTCGTCAATTACGACCAAAACCTGCATAATTAAACTTTAATATCACACAATTAAGCCAGATGATGTGCACAAAAAAAAGACGCACACCATCGTGCACACCTTTAACCAAATAGCGATTCCGAAATAAACCACACCTGGTGAGATAATATCACAGACAAAAATCGCTAAAACTTAATACCTATAATAAATAGAGGAAATAGAGGAGGGAGGAGACACAGGAGGGATTCAGTACCAAACCTTGCGTAACTTTTTCAAAAATAGCTCAAAATTTAAATTTCGGGTTCAAACTTGTTTCTTTTAAAGAAGTATTAAAAATACTTTCAATTTTCGTAACTATTTCATAAGCTTTTTTACTTATTCTTAAATTATTTAACTCAGACCCTCTTTATATATAGGGGTTCATACATCACATAGCCCTACA